TTCCCTCTTCATTCAAATAATCTCTTAAACTGTTTGGATTATTGCCTGAAATTTTACTTGTGTCTAATAACTTTTGCCATTCAACAACACCCATTGTTCTACTAGGCTCAATTAAATCTCCATTAACATAAAATCCTTCGGCAATGGGATTTTTTAATAATATTGATCTTTTTCGAGGATCATATGTATAGATTAAATCACCATCTTCATTTCTAATTAATTTATCACTTAGAAATTGTTCTAATGTTATATCCTTAGTATTTAAAACATCAGATCTTAACAATCTAGTCCATTCAGCAATATTCTTTTCTTCTGTAGGTGAGATAAAATTACCATCAATGTAAAAACCTTCAGAAATAGGATTGCTTATTAAAACAGCTCTATATAATGGAGCCGGGATATAATATTTATCTTTTCCAATATATTTAAATTTATTATCTGTGAGAAACTTTTTTAAACTATCTTTGTCCTCACTGTTAATTTGCCCGGTGCTTAATAATTTATTCCAATTTTTAACACCCATTTTTTCCCCATAAGCAATAAATCTAGCTTTGGGTGTAATTTCCCCTAATTCATTCTTCTTTTTTTCATTAACCCAAAATCCATTAATAATAGGATTACTTAATAATGTCGGATTACCCAAAACAGCAGGAATATAAAATTTCTTTCTACCCTCATATTTGAATTTATCATTAGAAAGAAAATCTCTTAATTTATCTTCGCTGTTAATATTATCACGATCAGTTTTTAATAATTCTTTCCACTCAACAATTCCTAACTCTTTACCACGAGGAATAAATTTAGGGATTAAAACAAATTCACCTAATTCATTTTCTTTTTTTTCTTTAACCCAAAAACCACCCTCAACAGGATTAGCTAATAAAGTGGCAGCATTGAAAAATTGAAAAACATTCCTGCCCCTATTGTCTTTAATAATTCTTGAGTTTAAAAAGGATAATAAATTATTTTCATTTCTTACATTAATCAAAGTGGTTTTTAATAATGTACGCCAAGACACTATGCCCATTTCTTCCCCAGGCTTAATTAATCTTTTATCTATCCAAAAATTATCAGGATAAAGATTCTTTACTAATTTTGATGGAGGAGCAGCTAATCTATACCACATTATCTTTGATCCTTAAATAAATCATTCACAGCAACATCATAAAGAACATCAACAACTCCCACACCCAATTTCTTAGCCCTACTCCTCACCCTGCCCACCATGTAAAAAATATCCACAGAATTAGCCAAAGGAAATATATCCCTCAAATGCTCTTTCAAGGATTCTTCTTTACCATTAAAATTATATAATATTTCAACACCAGATAATCTATACCACATAAATACAATATTCTAGATAAATTCAAATATTTCCCCTTTATAAATACACTATGGAAACTATATATATTCTTACAAATAATTCTATGCCCAACTTAATCAAAATTGGATTCACAAAAAGAGATGACCTTAACATTAGAGTGAAAGAATTATATACAACAGGTGTTCCTCTACCATTCAATATATATTATGCTTGCCTTGTAGAAGATTCACAAAAGACAGAAGATATATTACATGAACTATTTATAGAAAATCGAATTAACAAAAAAAGAGAATTCTTTCAATTAGATCCAGAAAAAGTGATTACAGCCCTATCACTATTAAACCCAATTAACATAACACCAGATGAAAAAGATTACCTAACAACAGAAGAAATAAAAGATATAGAAAAAACAAAAAAACAAAAGAACTTCACATTCTCAGAAGTGGATATTGATGAAGGAACAACATTAACATTTGCCAGAGATCCAAATATAACATGCACTGTACATTCTAATAACACTGTAATCTATGATAACGAAATCCTTACACTAACAGAAGCAGCTAGAAAAACAAACCTCATCCCATATAAAGAATTACAAGGACCGAAATTCTGGATGTACAAAAATGAAACCCTCACCAATAGAAGAAAAAGATATCAAGAATTTTAATTACATCCCTTGACATGTACATAAACATAAGTAATAATACACACATGATTAATAATTACAGCAAACCAGAAATGATCATTCACTTTTTCGAAAATCATAAATCTGGTTCTTATGCCACTCTTTTCATCGCCAAATACCTGCTTAACAATTTTGACTTTTCAGACAAAAGAGTTCCAAAGGCAGGATTACTTGCTCAAATTAATGCTGAAGTATCTAGCAATATGTCAATGTGGTTTGATAGCAAATATACACAAAAATTTGCCAGAAACTTCAACAGAACTAAAGATGGCAAAAAATACCTCTACTCATATGTAAACAATAATGTGAATCTTCCTGTTCCCATCAAGACAAATAAACCGAACATTCATCAATATCATAAATACATAGCACCTAAACAACAATCACTTAATGAAAAAGTCAAACCAACTTTTGATATAAACCTTATCAAAGAATATATCGAAAATAGCAATGATAAAAATAATGCCATAAAAGAAATTATCAATATAACAATGGCCTGTATGTAAAACTCAAACCCCCTAATAATTCCAGGGGGTTTTTCTTTACCATAACAACAATAAAAAATCCCTCAAAATAATCCATGAACCCCTAATAATTCGAATATATATGAGCCACACCTGACAAAATACATTTAGCTTGTAATAATTCAAATTTCAACACTTTTTATGCTCAAAAATGCAAAGAATGGTAAGTGTTAAAAGCTAATAAAGAATCAATGGAGTTTAGGTGGAGGCAAAGTGGAGACCTAGTGGAGACATAATCCCTTTTTACATACCTACACAAAGCTTTTATAGATAAATATATATATCAGGTGGTAATTGATTTATATACACAATACACAATAAAACAATAATAATCCCATTTATCACACCCAATACAATAAACAAAAATAATCCCCTTAAGACATTTGCTTATAAGGGGATTATATAATTTTAGGATATAGATAACCAATAATTCGAGAAAATAATACATTTAACATACCATTTTTTCGAGAAATATTTAAGTGGCAGAGATATTAAATTGATACTAAAAAATTCTCAATTGATATTAAAAAATTCTTCTATTTATCGGGGCTTTTTTCCTTCGGAGATATATTTAATTTTTCAACTATATTAAATCAGGCGTAATATATACTTTTCTACATATATTGCACACATTCCTTTTTTCCAATTTTTCGAGCCTAATTACAAGAGATATATTTAAAACTATCTCTGCCATCTTCCATATTAAAATAGGTTCAACGTTTTATAATACATAAGAGGGAGAAATTCGAGCCTATGTTAATTCATTCTATACATACATCAAAAGTAAATGGTCCTGGGAAGAGATTAGTAATATGGACTCAAGGATGTACTAAAGCTTGTAAGAATTGTTTTAATCCTAATACATGGAAATTCGAGGGATTAGATATTCCTCCTATAGATATAATTAAAAGAATAGGGGATGTTAGTGGTGTTACAATATCTGGCGGAGATCCATTAGAGCAAGGGGATATATTAGATTTATTAATTCCCTTATATAATTTAAATTTACCTAAGGGGATTATATTATTCTCTGGCTTTACAATAGATGAAATAAATAATTCAGGCTTAAGAGAATGTTTAAATTATATAGATGTATTGATTGATGGCAGATATATAGATGAGCAGAGAATTTCGAGTGGATTGAAAGGAAGTGGAAATCAGAACATTATATATTTCTCTGATAAAATAAAGCCAGAGGAATTAAGTATTGATCAAGAAATAGAAATAGGTGATGGATATATTTCTGGTTTCCCCTATATAGATAAAAAATATTTAAGGGAGATGGGAATTAAATTATTATGAGGTGGAAAGATGACAAAGAAAAATAAAATGCTGTATGATGCTTTGATTGATTATGTTTCTTATTTTTATAATTACCCCGACATGCCAGAGAGTGCTAAAATGAATGCACTTAAAATTTTCGAGCATTTATTAGATGAAAGAATAGATGTAAATGATTTTATCCCAGTGATGAGACAAATGCAATTAAGTTTAGATATGGTGCAGTATATCTAAATATTACATAAGAGAGACTATTAATGTGGTCTCTCTTTTTGTTTGATATAATAGAGACATGAAACTATCCCTATGTTGTATCTCTAATGTATTGGCAGAAAAAGATATAAAATTTCGAACAATGACATATAAGAGTTTTTCGAGTAAAGATAGAGCCGAGTCATTAGAGAAGCTGTCTGATATTGTAAGAAATAATTTTAATACAACAGAGAAAATTATAAGACATTGTGCAGCTGTGGAGATTAAGGGCTATAGAATTTCGAGTGATTTAACCCCTGTAATAAATCATCCTGAGGTAAACTTAAATATATCTGATCTGCCAAATTATAAATTAATACAATATGAAATTAATAAAGTAAAGAAGGCAATCAAAGAAACAGGCCTTAGAATATCAGCTCACCCATCAGAATATATTTCTTTAACTTCTGATGATCCTAAAGTAATAAAAAATTCTATAAGAGATTTAGAACAACATGCTGAGATATTTGATTTATTAGAGTTAGAGAACAGCACATACAATCCATTAAATATACATTGTCGTAAAGATGGAGATCCAATAGAGATATCAGATAAATTTAAGAAAAATTTCGAGCTATTATCTGACAGTGTAAAGAGTAGATTAGTGTTAGAGAATAATGATAATGCTAAGGGTGTTTGGAGTGTTAGGAATTTAATTAAATATTTCCCTGGTTATTCTATTACATTTGATATATTGCATCATAAAATGTTATCTGATGGATATACAGAAAGAGAAGCTTTTAATGCTGCTTATGATACCTGGAAATTCGAGCCAATATTTCATTATTCAGAAGGCAAAGATAATACAAGAGCACATAGAGACATGGCTGAAAGTTTACCTCCCTATTATGGTAAAGATGTAATATGGGATGTAGAATTAAAAGGCAAAGATCATGCTATTCTGGAAATGTTAAATAGAGGTGGACAAAATGGTAATTGATGCTGTCAGAGAAGATATTAATATAAATGATGTTTTAAATTATATCAAAAGCTGCGATCTTATTTCAGTGAGAGAAGGCAAAAATACTAAGAGTGTATATTTTAAAGATAATGACAACAACTACACTGTCTTTATCTATTCCCTTTTAAATAATTCTGCCACCGTTCTTGCCACTGTAGCTGGTATCAATTTTAATTCTATCATAAGTAGACAAGTATTTTATAATATTTTTAATAAACACAAGATTTTTAAATAGCGCTTTTAGATTTTTCGAGGTATAATATATTCGATGGTCCTCAGTAGCTCAGCGGTAGTAGCGACAAGCTGTTAACTTGTATGTCCCAAGTTCGAATCTTGGCTGAGGAGTTTTGGCCTGTTAGTCGAGTGGTTAAGATGTCTCACTTTCACTGAGAAGATCAGGAGTTCAATCCTCCTACAGGCTATAATGATTTCCGGTCGTTCAATGGTAGGACAGAGGTTTTTGGTGCCTTTAATTGGAGTTCGAATCTCTACCGGAAAATATGCTCCATTAGTATAAAGATAGTACGAGTCTCTTGTAAAGATTGGGTAGGCGTTTGATTCGTCTATGGAGCTTGAAAATAGTTCACTGATATATTTATTTATTGTATAAGTGAACTATGAATGAAAGTACTTTAAGAGAATATATAGATTTAAATTATTCAACTAGAAAAATAGCAGAATTAGAAAATTCGAGTCAAACTAATGTAAGACACTGGCTAAAGAAATATAATTTAAAAACAAATTCAAAGCAATTTAATACAACAGAATATTTATGTAAATGTGGTGAAACAAATCCTGAAATGTTTTATGGTCATATGAAACAGAATTGTATCAAATGTCATAATATAAGAACAACAATAAATGGAAAAAATAATAGACTTTATGCTTTAGAATATCTTGGTGGTAAATGTGTTGTATGTAGTTATAATAATCATACAGCAGCTTTGGATATTCATCATTTAGATCCAACCATCAAAGACAAAAATTTTAGACATATGCGGGGTTGGTGTAAAGAAAGAATATTGGCAGAAATTGAAAAGTGTGTATTATTGTGTAGAAATTGCCATGCAGAAGTACATGCTGGATATATCACATTAGATGATAAAGAAAATTCGAGAAATGTATTGGCGAGATCAGATTTTTCGAGTATAATAGATATGTAAGTAGTAATAAGGCTCTATAGTTAAACGGATATAACAAGACTCTTCTAAAGTTTAATTTCAAGTTCGATTCTTGATGGAGCTATCTTAATCCCCTCTGGTTTATTAGAGGGGATTTTTATTATATGATTTACCTACACTAATGACATATAAAATTCCCATCAAAATATTTCTTGACATCCTTTATTCCATCTGATATATTTATTGTGTAAGGAAAAATGCTATGAGAAACAGAGCTTTGATTCGTGCTAAGATGGTTAAAGAATTTGGTGCTAAGCCAGGTGATTATGTATTTATCACAAAGGTAAAGAATATTCATATAGTCTCTAATGAACCAATTAATAAATCGAGAAGAATTAAAGTGGACAAATATTTTAATATTCGATTTGATGTAAAAAATACCGCATCTAATTTTGGTATCTTTAATGACAATATCGTAGTGGGCTGATACAATAGATTATCTTCTACCCTATATAGAAAGATAAGGAATGAACACTCTCAACACTTTATTTGGATGTTTCGAGCAATCTAAAATATCCACCTATTCATCATATTGGAATTCCATCACACCACAATCAGATGGAGAAATATTTAAGAGATGGCTGTTTGCTTATACATCCATTCATTCTACTTGGCAATCTAATGTAAGATGCTACAATCACATTAAGAATTTCGAGCAGTGGATTGATGATAAAGAAAAATTATCCTATCTATTATATATCTCTAAAGGTGGATGTCATAATCAACGGACAGAAAGCATATGGGATTTTCGAGAGAAGTATTTCGAGAACCCAGATATGTTTAAAAAATCAGGTAATGAATCTTGGGTTGATATGAGAAATAGATTAGCATTGTTTCTTAAAGGTATTGGTCTTGCTAAAACATCCTTTGCCTTAGAACTATGCTATCCAAATCAGGCTGAAATTGTATGCTTAGATGTACATATGCTAAGATTATTAGATATGAACACTAATGGATATAGAAAAGAATCTAAGAGGGATATAGAGGCTTATAATACAGGAGAGGAAGTTTGGATTAATCATTCTTCTAAAATAAAATCTTCTCCTTATATTACTAGATGCTTGTATTGGGATATTAATCAAGGACAAAAGGATTCTAGATATTGGTCAGAATGTTTAGAGCCACAATTGTCTTTTGAGTTTTAGATAAATAAATTATGTAGGGTGGTTTATTTATCTAAAGAAGGGATACACAATGAAGTGTATCCCTTTTAATTATATCTAGCTTGTTATGGTCCTAAGGATTCTTTATATAAAATTTGACAAGAACAATGTAAGATGATATATTAGTGGTATGAAAACCCTACAATTCAATGTCACAGGTAAAATGAATGTACCTGATGATGTTATCTACCATTATGATGTTGCTGGTAAATTATATGCATTAGAATTTAATGACATAATGTATATGCTTCAGGTGTGCTTTGTTGCTGAAGGTGGAGCTTGGGGAAATGAGATAATCACAGACCACCAAGACATGGAAAATCATAGTATTACAAATGTTCGCTATGATGATGCTGAATTTGAAGTGGTGTGATATAATCTAGTATCACAAGAAAGGGTATCTCTACAATGCCTAATTGGGTTATGAATGAACTCTCCTGTATCTTCCAAACACAGGAAGAATACAATGCTTTTAAAACTAAAGCAAACACTGAAGGATTATATAATTCTTTCTTCCCTATGCCAGAAGTGTTAGAGGGTACACGTTCTCCACATCTTGCTCCAGGTGATTTTATTAATGCGGTGAACAAGAGAAACAACACCAACTATCTTACGCTTGAGGAAGTTGTTTTGGCTAAGGATAATTGGGATTCTCAAGATGCTAAAGGTATTATTAAAAATATCAAAGCATTCGAGGAAACAGGTTATCATGATTGGTATTCTTGGAACCTTGATAATTGGGGTGTTAAGTGGGAAGCATCTAAATGTACACTTAAAGAACTCTCTGATTTCAACACTATTGTATTTTCTTTTGATTCTCCTTGGGGAACACCAGAACATTTTGTAAGAGAACTATCTAAACTCTATCCTAATGCCACTTTTGAAATGGTGTCTGGTTCAATTGAAAACGATTGCCACTATGAGTTTACCTGTGAAGATGGTAAATATATAGAAACCTGCTCATATGAAACTTTTAAAGAAGCAGTGGTAGATGGTAAATGGGGCGGATGGGATGAATGGTCTGATATGTTCGAGGAGAGTGAATAATGACACTTAAAGAACTGATTCTTAAACTCCAAGAATTAGATAAAAAATATGAACAGTATAGCCAAGATACAGAAGTGGTTTTGGCTATCCACTCTAAAAATGAATTCAACCCAGAAGTACAAGTAGATTATATTGATGAAATATTACATCCCGCTACAGATACATTCTCTGGTTATATTTGCCGGATTGTATTATGTGGTGAAATTGAGTGGGAAGGCTAAACTTTTTCGAGGGGAGATTTTCGAGTCTCTCCTCTATTTTATGCTAGAGATGATATAATAAACCATGGAAAACATTAAGTGGATTTCTGCAATGTCTGACCGTTTGAGAGATGAATTGTCAAAAGAATATGATGATGAAACAAAAGACTTGATTATTCGAGCTTTTATGAGAGGGTTGTATCAAGACCCATCCATTGTAGAAGAATTAAAATCTTCTTCTCTAATTGAATCAGATTATTTCGAGGATGCAGAGTAA